ATGTTTAATTTATTCATGCTTATAGGTTGCTGGATAGTTTACGGCATCATGAAAGCCCATGAAAAAGCCGAGCTTGCCAGAAAGCTTCCGCCGAAACCAACTAAGCCTTATAACCTTGACAGGCAACTCGAGTTGTTGGATTGGTGTCATCACAGCAACACATTCTACGACGGCACCCCATTTCCTGACGATTATAAACTTGTGAACAAAGAGGAAGAGGCTCGCCGTCAGTTGAACAAAGAGGGTTATGCTTGGATGTCAGCAAGCGGTTCATACTTCGATTTAGAAAACTATATCTTTGACAAAGAGGGGTATATAGTTGGTTATACTTTTCCAACTACATTGAAACCACAAAGAGAAAGAACTTATAGTAATATTAAGCACGAAAATGATAAAGATTAAATTATCGGTATAACAAAAAAAGCTCCGAGGAAACTCGGAGTTTTTATTATGCAAAGAGTTTTATTTTCCAAAGTGATATATCAAGCTCTTCGTAATCATCATCTATAAGATAACTATTGAGTTTACCAAGCATTCTATCAACTTCTTTGTGCTTGTTTTCATGGGCGTCTATTGTCGAATCAATGTATTCGTAAGGATAGCTTCTTGACCATTCTCGATTTTCGTCTAATCCAATGGTTTTACGCTTATGCTTTAATAGGTCGTATTTCTTCAACATCTTACGAGTTCCCCAAAAATCGCAGTAAATGTATTTTTGAGCTTCTGATAAACTTTCTGAACTATCATGCTGCACAGAACAACGAGTTATAAGCCCATCTTCAATTTCATAAGTTACGAAGTAACATATAGTTTTACTATCACCGTAATCATTTACTTTTTTATACACGTTGAAATCATCACCAATTGAGCTACCCTTGGCACAACTTTCAACTTTTTGAACAAGAGCAAGTATATGTTGTTCATCGTCATTCAACACCACTTTAGCTATTTGTGGCTTAAAAATATTAAATAGCACAAAGATAGCGACGATAAAGCCGAAGATAATTAGAACCTTTTTATGTTTAAATAATTTTGTTTTCATGTTTATCTCCCCTGATTCTGTATAAGTTTTTACAGGTTAATTATACCCGACTAGGAGAATAACTTTATTTTCCAAAGAGAGAAATCTGTTATTTCTTTATAATCCATTTGTAAGTAGATATCTCTGCTCCTCTCGAGAGAATCAGTTTTATCGGTTTCAAATGTATGAATCTCATAGTCTGCGTTAGCCGTATTTGTAAGATTATATTTATCGAACAACGAACGTGTACCACTAAAGTAATAAACTTCAGACATTGCGTAATATCTATGATCATTTTGAGGTGAGCCAAACCCGTTATCAGTAAAATATTCATAACAATGTGTTGAATCGTCTATATGAATTTGTAAATCATCATTTGTAATTAAATACAAAACGTTTGTAGCTGTGGCAACTTGCTCATCTGTTAATTTGTCTGCGTCCGTTGTGTGATACATACGAATATCTTTGACGGATATATGATGTGAGGTAATGTCGCTTACTGTTTCAATCTGTTCTCTAATATATAGTTCGTTTTTATTAAGAAATAGATTTGCTAAGTTGTCCTTGAAAATCAAAAATGTAACAACCAAGAAAGCTATCAGTCCAGTCATTAATGTTAAAATTATTTTTATCTTTCGTGACTTTGCGTTCTTCATAAGTATTGCTCCCCTATCTGTTTTTTTATATTAAGATTATATCGCAAATTTTACCACTTGTCAATAGATTTACACCGATACTCAAAAAAATAAAGTCTATTCCAAGTGATATTAAGGATAATCTTTCTGGGTTAAAATCACAATTGTCGCTGTTTACAACAGAAGAAGCCGAGCAGCAATTAAACGATTTTATTGATAAAGTCAAAGTTGGCGGCATGAGTGTTAAAGATTATTTCAATAATCCCGTCAATAGTGGGAAAACAATTTTAAAGGGTTATGTGCGTGAAGTAGATGAAGCCTCTATGAGTGTAGAAGGTTTCACTCGTTACGGAAAAGAACTGACGAGTCAATTTGATAAAATGAATACCAAGGGTGGTATTGCCTCACTTATTTTTAAAGACATAGGTTCTATGGCTCTCAAAGCCTTACCAACATTAATCGTTACTGGTATTGGGGTTGCCATTGATTATTTTGTCAATAAAGCCGAACGTGCAAAAGAAAAAGCTGACGAACTTAGTGAAGAATTAAACAATTCATTAAGTAGCTACAACGACAGTTTGTCACAAGTATCTGGGTATGAAAAAGAATTTAACAAACTTGCTAAAGGTGTTGATAATTTTGGCAACAATCTCTCATTGACCAATGACGAATATGACCGTTACAAAGACCTGTCAAACGACATCGCAAAAATCAATCCTAGTCTAATAAAAGGATACGACGACGAAGGCAATGCTATCATAAACAAAAATAATGCCATAAGAGATACTATCAACTTGCTGAAAGAACAGCGAAAATTAGATACACTAAAAATGTTATCAGAAGATAACATAGAGGCTGTATCTGACGGATTAGATGCTAAGATTTCTGATACAAGAAAAGAAATGAATAAATTAGCAAACAGTTTTGATTCACTTTCAGCAAACTTATCGAGTTCAGTTGATAATCTTGACGGGTATATATATGATTTTCCTGACAACGGAAAAAGTTATGCGGATTATACAAAAATCAAAGGTGTCATACAACAATACAATAATAGCAAATATAAATTCAAAGCCTACTATGAAAATCAAGATGAAATTCATAACCTTGTACAAAAACTACTTAGCTACAAAACTGATAATGAAAGCTTGTCAAAATCACTTGAACAGTATCAAAAAGAGTTGTCAGATTCTTACGACCAATTGCAAAAAGCATTAAACAACACAGATAATGTCAACCTCTACAAGCAAATTGACAGTGAGATGCAAAGTTATACAAAAACGTATGATACATATTTGCAGGCGTATCTTACTACTTTGGACGGATATGATGAACTTACAAGTGGCGAGCAGAACATTCTTTCCTCGTTAGTGTCAAACTTTGAATTAGATGTAGAAAGTAATACCAAAGACTTTGACGAGCAATATGCCGACGAAGTGCAAAAGATCAATTCATTCTATGCTAATTTGAAAAATGGAGTAGATAATCATGGCGTACCGCTTTCTGTTTCTTTGGATATACTAACAAATTTGGATACAACACAAACCGTTTCAGAATATAAAAAGCAAATGGAAACTGCGCTAAAAAATATTGCTAATTCCGACTTTGCAAAAAACCAAGGTCTTTCAATCGATGATATCAAAGTTATGCTTGGTTTCTCATTTAAGACAAACGACGACGAAATAGAGGACGAGCTTACAAACAAGATTAAGAATATTGCCACCCGTGTTGTGGATCGTATCCCATCGTTGGCTGGCAACCAAAACGGTCAAGCAATTATTGAGAGCTTGCTTAAAAATCTTACCCCAGATAACATTGACACTTTAATGGATACTAGCCTTGACAAAATAAATTCATGGCAAGATGTTCTCGACCTCTTAAATGCAAAAACCACATTTAGCCTTGCCGACTATTCTGAGGATGTCGATAACGTTCAAAGCAAAATTACCGCCCTTGCTTCTGCGTATAAGGAAATTCAAGACGGCACTTTTGAAGTTGGTAGTAGCGGTTGGGAACTCGTTAAAAGTTATGCGGAGTTTCTCCCATACCTTGACGATACAAATGGCGGCTTTGAAGAACTCGGTAAGAAAATCAAAGAGGCAATGGGTATTGCTCCGAACGACTTGATTAAGCAACTTTCTCAACTTAAAGGTTTGAGTGACGCCGACCAGAAATCTGTAAATAATCTTATCAAAGTCCTCTACAAAATGAAAGATGTTAGCCTTTCAAATCTTACTTCAGACGGTTTACTGACCGCCGAGAAGAATCAAGTACAAGCAATAATTGATAAGATAAATGATAAGAAAGACAAAGAACAGGAATATCTCGATACGCTTCAAGAAGAGGAAGATACTTTAAATGATATCATTGACAAGTATCAGACCGCTGGTGATACTGCTATTGATTATATTGAAAAAGAAATCAGTAGTCTTGAGGATTCTCGTGACGATGTAGAGTCATATTACGACGACCTCATTGATAAGCTCAAAGAGGAAAATGACGAACGTGATAGGGCCATTGAGTTGCAGGAAAAGCAGGACGCTTTAGCTAATGCAAAGAAGAAAAAGGTTGCTATCTATAGCGAAGCAAGTGGCTGGCATTTAGAAACCAACTCCGACGAGGTTGAAAAGGCACAACAGGAGCTTGATTCACTACAAAACGAAATAGCTATTGACAATCTTGAAAAAGAGAAAGAGGCTGCTATGCAACCTTATACCGATCAAATTGAGGCATTTGAAAAGTATAAGCAAGCATGGAGCGATGCTATGAGTGCCTATACAAACAACCAGAATGAAATGATTGCGCAACAAATTTTAGGTATAGATTGGCAGGGTAAACTTCACAATCAGGATATCGGTATTCTTAACAAATATCAAACTGATTATAGCGGTTATCAAACTAAACTCAAAGATAATGTTCAAAAAGAGAAAGAGATTATTCAAAACCGCATTGACCAATATGTAAAAGAAGCAGATGAGTGGGAGAAGTATCTCAAACAGTTTGATACATTCGTTTCCGATTTATCTGACCAAGACGTTAAATACTTTGAAGAACTTAAACTCAAAACACTTAATGAAAAGAGTACATACCAAGAGCGGCTTGATGCTTTGCGTGAATTTAAAACCGACTATATTCAGCTATCAGATGGCCTGGCACAATATGAGGGCACCTCTATAAAGAAAGCCTTATCTGGTAGTGGCGTATATGCTGTGGAAAAAGATAACGCAATTCTTGGTGCATACACCACCAAAAAGGAAGCCGACAAAGCTATGTATAAGTTTGCGGGGCAAATGATAAGTGAAAAGGTTTCAATGCTCGGTGGCTTGAGTAATATCAGTGTAACCAAGCTTGCGGAACTACAAAAGGAGATACGCTCAAAATTCAAGGTAAAGCAGTATGCGACGGGTGGGGTTAATAGCTACACGGGAACGGCTATGCTACACGGAACACCATATAAGTCTGAGGTAATCTTTAATTCTTCAGACGCCAAGAAACTCTATGACATTGTACACAATACTCGCAATGTTGCAAGCGTTGTTGGTAAGACTATAGGTGACAATCTTGTAAGTGGTACGCAGGCGGCTGGGGCAATGTTCACAACAAATGATACCACTAATGGCGATACCACAATTACATTTAGAATTGGCGAAATTCATACTACCGACGGCACGACATTCTTACAACAAATGAATGACTATTTGAAGCAAGCAGACCGTGACCGCATGATAGGCAGAAACAGATAGTACAAAACGAGCCGTCAGACCTTGGCGGCTCTTATTTATTATAAAGGGTGGTGAAATGAATGATAATGACACCTACACTGGTTTTTCCAGATGACGAGGTCGTAAAAATAGATAAACACAAGGGCGAGGGCGGCGAATATGACCGTGCGCCACGTTTTAGCTACCAGTTTAATTGCACGGCGGGTTCTGCAATGCGTTGGGCGTTGTGTACCTATACAAACATAAGAACTGGGGAACAGAACTATTCTTATTTTCCTAAAGGCGGCGATATCAATATATTTTACAATGGCGATAAAGTTGATGTAAATGAATTGGTTTTTAATGACATAGCAAAGAATGGTCACGATTATATGTATCAGTATACGCTGTTTCAAACAGACCCAACGACTATTGCCGACGACACACAGTATGGTGACGGTGTTGGATTGTATGATATGTACTTCTGCCGTGGTAAAATCCAATCTTCGGGTACTACATCAAGTTTTATGATTAACAAGGAAATTGCAAATCTCAAGAGTGCGTACTATTATGAGCGTTCCGACGGCTCAGTGTATTTAGTCGGCGGCGCCTATATCGAGATTGGAGAAGAAAGACGACTGATAGAAACCTACGATTATAAAACTGGTAACGTAAGATTAAAGTCTGGTTTTACAACAGCCCCCGCAAGAGGAACTGTGTTTAGGATTTTTACAAATTACTTTATGGATAAGCCGCATTATGTTAAATGCCGTGAAGATCCACAGTGCGATTTTACTGTATCAATCTCTTCTAAAACAGCAAATCCAATTGAGTGTAAGACAAGTTATATACATCCAAACCATGTCGGGCTAAAGTATTACAAGTATTACCTTTATCAACTTATGGGAACGACTGGCGCTATTCATGACGGCAAAATTCTTGAAACGTCGGCATACAACTATGTAACTATCGAGCCAGGTATTGCTGATAAAATAGAGGGTAAATATATAATGATTGAAAGCTCGCCCTCGGAAAACACGGGGCATGTTTACAATGGAACAAGTGCATTAATCGTATCATACGATATTGATACGGGTGTAGCTGGTCTTAATTATTCGGCTCGTGATTTGATAAAAGGTTCACGATATACTATTTACAATGGCAATGAACGACTTATCGACGAGAGCGACGAGATATATGATTTTGAACTCAAATACTCATTTTATGCAAATTGCTTTGGAAGTTCTTTTAGGGCTGTAAGTGAAATCATGACTCTCGATGATAAAATGTACAGATATACTCAACAGAAAGACTTCCCTGCTGAAAGTATAGACGGGATCGTTTCAGAATTTGATTTTAAAATCTTTGATAATCACACAGCTATGCTGACGTGGAAAACTTCAAAATCACTCGGAGTGGCAAAAATCTTTAGACAAAATGTCAACGATGACGAATATGTTTTCATTGGAACTGCTACTGGCAATTCATTTTTTGATGTAACAGTGGGCAATCAGCAATCATATATTTATTATATTTGTTATGCAAACTATGAGGCATATATTACGCCAGAGGTGTCTACTGATTGGATTGGATGGTCGATTTACTCGCTAAAGACCGCTGGTGATTGTTATAATAAAAAGCTCTATTCAATTAATGAAACTTGGCATTTTATTGCGGGCATTAACAACAATGATATAATATCAAATATTGGACTTACTGTTCATACGGGCACGGGCGTAAAACCTAAGACTACACGAACTGTAACAAACTATGAAAGCGGCGAATTTACGGCAAATCACTTAACATTGGCATGCCCCGAGGACGAAATAGTTGATACAATTGATAGCGTTAAATCTTGGACAAAATTCATTACAGGTAAAAATGATTTCATGCTAAAGTCCGATAAGGGTGATGTATGGATTGTGAATATTTCAGACAATCCGTCGAGATCATATGATGAAAGCTCGGTGTATGACTTAACTACAATTAAATATAATTGGGTTGAAGTTGAAGATATAAATGACGTTATAATAACAAGATAAGGAGGTTGATACGATGGATTACTATAATAAAATAGATGAAGCGTATTTGACCGAATTACAGAATCCAATGCGTAAATTAAAATTCAAGGTAGAAATTCTATCACACTATGAGGGTGCGATTGGACAAATTACAAACGACCTTTCCTCTGCCGAGGTTGGTTCAATATCAATTAATAAGGAGCAAGGCTGTCGCAGGTCTTGCTCTTTTACTATCATAGACCGCGATGAAAAATATTTACCACAGGTAGACAGTTGGTTTTGGTACAATAGGAAGTTTAAGCTTTTTATAGGCGTAGTTGTTTCAAATGATATATATTGGTTTCCACAAGGCGTATTCATTACAAAATCGGCAACAGCGCATGGCAAAGCAATAGCAATCGAGGGTATTGATAAATATGGTTTTCTAAATGGCGAATTAAATGCAAGAATGTGTTTAGTAGAATATCAAGCTAGTGTTACAAATTCTAAAAAAGGAACAAAAATTGCCGACCTTATTCGAGATACTTTGATGTTAGATTTAGGCAATAACATTCCGCTTGACCCCATTGAACCTTTAATTGATCCAATCTTTTATGATGCAGAATTATATGACGATATTGTGGTTGACGAGGGTGGGTACCTTGGTGAAATATTCGATAAGTTGGCTGAAATGTATGGTGCTAACATTTATTACGATGTCAACGGCAGGCTTAGAATGGAAAGGGTATTTAACTATAATCTTCCCTCTTGGTATAGGCATCTATCGCCACAAAGTAATCTGGGTGAAGTCGATATAGCTGAAACCGACATTGATGTTCAATATAATTATGACGGTGTAAACATTGTAACAGTTACTACGGATAACACTAACGGCGAGATATATTCCTATACAGCAAAAAATGAAAACCCACAGTCCCCAGTTTGTATAACCTCGGTAGGATATAAGGGATTGGATGGCGGTACTTATTATATAAGTCTTGGCGATACAACGCTGGATAGTGGTGAAGAAAAATGTAGAATGCAGGCGGAGTATATACTGTTACAAAATACCTGCATGGGAACTTCGGTAAGTTTTAATTATCCAAGTCTCCCCCACCTTGACGTTGACAACACAATTGAACTTACAAACGAATATTACAAATTTAAAAAGCAACTTTTTCTTATTCAATCATTAACCATTCCTCTTAGCAATGGAGAGATGACTATTGAAGCCACTAATCTGCAATGGTTACCATTTGATACGGACTGTATTTCGATTTACTGTGAAACTTTAAGCGATACAGTGGCAATATCTTATAACACGAATGGTGGCAAGGACAAAGGCGGCAATACTATCACTTATAAGAGCATTAACCAAGCCCCTAATAAACAAATCGTTTTACAAGGTGGGGATATGTATAACGAGAATAAATTGTTCGCATGGACGGATAGTCAAGGCAATAAATACAATTATGGCGACATGTATACTATACCAAATAACAACACAACATTGACAGCTCAATGGATAGCAGGAAATGAAGTTACAGTTACCAATACATTGCCGACAGATAGTACGGTAGAATTTCAATCTATGTCACCGTCACGTTGTTTAATACGTTATGACGACAATGAAGTAGTTAGGCGTAATACAAACGCAATTTCAACATTTAAAAAGAATTATTCTTTGGGTACGCACGATACAACCATCGTGTCTGAGAGTGATGATTTAACCAACTTTGATAATGCTTTTGATAAAGGAACAACTACAAAGATAGATTGTTCCAAAGTAAAAGCTACCTACCTCACTTCACCTATGGGAAACGGATTTGAGAATATAACAGACTTTGTTTTCCCTGCTAATCTTGCGAACATTTCGACCAGTGAGGGTGTGTTGTCAGGCTGTAAAAAACTTACCAATATTGCATTTCCTACAGTATATTGTGATATTTCAAGCCCCGAATCGTTTCTTGCTAATAGTACATTCGTCAATGGTTTGGAACTACCTTACACCTTGAATTTCGTACCAATGGTTTCAGTTGATGGGCAAACAGGTATCGAAGAAATAAAGCGAAATGAGATACTAAAAGGAAGTCATGTTATTGGAAACTTAACTATCAAAGCGGCAACTACGAATAAATGCGTAGTGTATGTAAATAAAGAAACAACAAGTTTAGTCATTTATCCTGCGACAGTGCAGGGAAGATTCTATCTTATGGGCAAAGGTATTGACGGAGATTTATCTGGACTTCAAAGTATACAAATTGGGCGATCTACTAACATTAACGATACCGATGGTTTCGCAAGTAATACATCGGCAAACATAAATCTGAGTTTGGACTTTCAATCGGGTAATTGTACTACCAAAATACCTAAAAACGCTTTTAATGGCTATAGTGGTAATACGATTAATGTTGTAATTTATGGTAATGTGACCGACAGCAATGGTATTACGCTTGAAAGCGGATCGTTCTGCAATATGCCTAATATGACAAAATTACCAATGACAAATAGTGCGAGCTTAAAAGTTGTACCTGAGAACTGCATGAATAACTTATCTTCTTTAATATCGGCGGCTACAGGTTATGTAGTTGACGTTGAGGGTTGTAATAATATGTCCAACCTGACAACTTTAAGAATTGAAAGTTCTTGTGAGAAGGTAAATGGGTTTAATAATTGCCCAAAGCTTAAAAGTTTGTCATTTATGGGTGACGGAAAGGTAACTGAGATAGGTGGACTTAATGGTAATGCGATAACAACGTTTTATATTCCTAATACTGCCATCTCTGTGTCCGGTGTAAATAATTGTCCGTCACTGACAACCGTTTCTATAGGTAAGTCATTGGAGAGTTTTACAGGCTTTAATAATTGTCCTCTGTTAAACACCTTTAATGTTAATAGTGCCAATACTCATTTTCGGGTAGTCAATAATTGTTTATATCAAGATAATAAGTTTTGCCGTGCTCCTGCATCCTCGTGGTACGGCAGTAATGTTGTTGTGGCAAATGGAACTACAGAAATAATGAGCAACGCATTTCAACAGAGTTCTATGACAAGTATTTCGTTTCCCGAAAGTTTGTTTACGATTAATCAAAATGCCATTAAGAGCACAAGTATAGATCAAGTTATTTTTCATAGCGAATATGATGAAAGTTTAGGAAAATATACCGATACGTCTATAAATGATTTAAGTGCATTTGACAATGTAACTGTTGGTATAATGTTTGGTTATGGCAACGGAATAACAGATGTAACAGATAGTAGGTGTTTACCTATTGTTAAATATTGCATAGAGCATAATATCAAATTTGTTGATATGAACGAAACAAATACTAACGCTCGTGGAGCTATTGGAATAAGCGGTAACGCAGAATTGGACGGTGATAATTAATGATAAATACTTATACTTGTGTGCCAAATCAAACTTCATCAGAAACCGTGTTTTCAGACCTTAAAACATTTTTTGAAGACAAATGGACATGGAGTAAAATTGAAACAAATTATCCTGATAGTGAGTCCACCGATTATAACACTTTGACATTTTGGATTGATGATACAACGTACTTTAGAATAATGTTTGACCCTGCAAAGTCGCGCTACTGGGTTGGATGTGGTGAATATGACTCTACTAAAACGTCACCATATGCTGATTATGTCAGCTTCGCCTATAACAAGTTTGATAGTGTCATGTTGTATACTACAAGTCGGGGAATGTTGATTTTGTTTAAAAGTGGAGATAATGACTATGTATTAGGTGGGGCTATTGCAAAAATGAGAAAACTATCTGACAATACAGAAATTACAGGTTTCTTTACCCCTACTTCAAATTCAGGACATCAAGGAAGTAAAATGGCAAGCTTATATAATATGTTTAGTCAAAGTTTGCACAATGGCGGTACGAACCTTGTACCACAAGTTGATTTTAATATACCATTGAATAGCACAGTTGAGGGGCAATACGCTGCTAAAACTGACGGAATATTCTATGTTTATATGGGACAAGACAGTGTGTTTCCTGCTGACGGGACTGTTGTAAAATTCACAATGAATGGCGTTAATTATGTGGGTAACTGCAAAATGGTTTTAGCTGATTATTCGTAAAGGCGGTGTACAGAATGTCTAAAATGAATAAGCTGATTAAGGAAAGTCAAGATAATAAAAAAACACTTGGTTATACCTATGGAACAGTTAAAAGCTACGACTCTACAAATTGTACAGCCATTGTTTCGCTATTAGAGTATAATGGTGCTGAAAAATCTTTTCTGAATAAATCAGGTGAGATTTTAAGCATGGGAGACAGTGTGTGGATCTATTTCCGTGGTGGTGGTATAAACGCTGGCTACATTGCTATTAGGAATGGCAAACCTATACCTCTAGGAAGTCAAAATTCTAGCGTAGGACGATTTGTTGAATACGTTGATAGTGGTGGTAGTAGACACATCTCAGAAAAGTTTAATTATTATGGCAGTTCTTATTTTTATACTATAGCCCCTGATGGAACAGAACAGATTACTATTTATCTTGAAAATATTGCCCATGGCGATTACAACCATCTTGAAGGTCAAGCAAACCATTGTTACGAATATAGTTATGACAGCAATAATTATATTGATTTTTCAGAAATGAAAACTAACAGTATGTTACATATGTTACCCTATGCTCGTGGAAATAGCAGTTTAAATTCCTTAACAGGCTTTAATAATACTAGCGTTGGTGGATTTTCTAATCACGTCAGTGGTATGTGGAATATGTCTGAATATAGTGTGGCGGTTGATTGTAGTGGTGCAAAAAATACTGTTTCCAATTCTCGTGATACATATATTAATGGCATAAATAATTTGCTAGAGGGTGTAGCTGATAGTATTGTAGTTGGCACATTGAATACTGTTAAGGGCGACAAAACTAAAGACCAAATGGCAAAATATAATGCCGTGTTTGGATATAATAACGAAATTATAAATTATGATAATTGTTTCGTTGCAGGCTCACATAATCGTGCCACAGCAGATAACCAAACTGTTATAGGTGTCAATGCAAAACGAAATTATAAAAGCTCGGAAAACGCTGATATACTATTTAATATAGGAAATGGTTCTGCACTTGAAAATTCTGCAATGCAAGTAGATTTTTCTGGCAATGTTTATGCTGGCGGTGCGTATAAAACTATTGGCGCTGACTATGCCGAATATTTTGAATGGCTTGACGGAAATGTTGACAATCAAGATAGGATCGGATTATTCGTTACGCTTGACGGTGATAAAATCAAGCTTGCAAATAAAGACGATTATATACTCGGCGTCATATCAGCTAATCCGTCTATTGTTGGTAACTCTGCTGAATTAGATTGGCATGATAAGTATAAAACAGATGTTTATGGACGGTTGATTTATGATGAGTCACACAATCCTATAGTCAGTAAAAACTATAACGATACGCTTGAATATGTTCCTCGTGGGGCTAGAAAAGAGTATAGCAAAGTTGGCTTGTTAGGACAGTTAGTAGTTCAAGATGACGGAACGTGCGAGGTCAACGGATATTGTACGGCTAGTGTGAATGGCGTGGCAACCAAGTCAGATAGTGGTTATAGGGTTATCAAACGTATTGATGAAACACATATAAAAATAATACTTAAATAGAAAGAGGGCTAACAACCCTCTTTTATTATTGGAGGAAAAGTTATGAAAGAGATTATTACTCAGATGATTACAGAGTATTTGCCTGTAATTTTAACAGCGGTTATGACGGCTATTGTCGGTTTTGTAAAATCGAAGTATACAAAAATCGCAAATGACAGCATTAAGAAAGATGTGGCGGCTACAACGGTTAAGTACATAGAACAGATTTATAAAGACGTTCACGGCACAGAAAAGCTTGAAAAGGCTAAAGAAACCATGCTTGCCCTGCTTGAAGAAAAGGGTATTAAGATTTCCGATGTAGAGCTTGTCATCTTGCTTGAAAGTGCTGTTAAGGATATGAATTATAAATCACTCACAGATTTTATTGACGAGGTTAAGAATGGCGGTGAGTAAATGAACACAGTTAAGGAAATTGCTACCTACTGTGGAAGTGTTACAACCATTTTGGCACTGATAACAATTATTGTTAAACCAATCAGGAATAGATTTGTAGGGTGGATTTCAAAAACCAGTGATAAAGATAATCTAAATAAAAAAATAGATAAGCTAACAGTATTAGTGGAAAGACAGGTAGAACAGAACAAGGGCATGGAAGCCGAACTACAAAAACAGAGTTTGGCTTTGCAAGCTACGTTAAGAAATTCGATTTTAGTGATTTACAATTCAAGAATGAAAGAAAATAGTATTTCATTATATGAAAAGGAAAATCTCGCAAGGCTATACGAAAGCTATTCGTCTATTGGTGGCAATAGTTTTGTACATAACTGTGTGGACGAATTAAATAAACTGCCTGTAAAGGAAGATTAATTGGAAAGGAAGTATACATATGACTATTAAGGGCATAGACGTTTCTGAACATCAGGGCAATATTAATTGGGCTAAAGTAAAAGGAAATGTAAGCTTTGCCATACTGAGAGCTGGCTACGGTGATGCTATCACATATCCAAATCAGATTGACAGAACATTTGAAAAGAATTATAAAGGTTGTAAGAATAACAATATTCCATGTGGTGTTTATTGGTATTCATATGCACAATCAGTAGAAGCAGCAAAGCAAGAGGCAAAGGCTTGTCTCAAGGTAATCAAAGGCAAAAAGTTTGAGTACCCTATTTATTTTGATTTAGAGGAGCGTTCACAGTTTAATAAAGGTAAGGCATTTTGCGATTCTATCGTAAAGGCATTTTGTGGCGAGATCGAAAAGGCAGGCTACTATGCTGGACTTTATATGAGTCGTTCTCCTTTGCAGAATTATATCTCTTCTGATGTAGCAAAGAGATATACACTTTGGATTGCCGAGTATAACAGCAAATGCAATTACAATGATAAACATGATATATGGCAGTATTCTAGCATTGGCAAGATAGACGGAATTGCGGTTAGTGTTGACGTAGATTATTGCTACACAGATTTTCCCACGAAAATAAAATCGGCAAACCTGAACGGATATACTAAGACAAAGAAGCTACCAACACTTGAAAAGTCTGGCTATAAAAAGGGTGATAAGACCAGTGGCGTTCTAGCTCTGAAAGAAATGCTCATCATAGCTAAGGCAAGAAAACTTCACAACGTCTCACTTGACGAAAACGGTATTTTTGGTGAGGGTACTGAAAAGGCTGTTAATGCTTTGCTGAAAAAGTGGGGTTATAAGCAGACTAGCATTGCAGGTGAGAAGTTTATCAAGAAGCTTGCAAGTGCTATTAAGTAATATCGTTGTTAAAGGGCGAGGTAATACAGCTTCGACCTTGTTATATTTTATTTATACGAAAGGAAGATGAACTATGGCGTATTGTGCTACAAACGGAAACCTGTATGAAAATGGAAAAGCTTTTGAGCTGAAAGTTGGCATTGGTGCTGATTTTAAAGTACAGGCTTCGGGAACTGGCAGTTTTCAGGTTGTAGGAAAACTGACTCAGAATGGTGCAGAGGAAGTGCTTATGATGGTTGATCTGAGTGACTTCTCAACAGTTGATACGATTACAACGGAAAATGTTTATGCAGGAGATGTTAGTGGTTACTATAGTGTAACTGTTAAAAACGTTAAGGGTGTAAACAAAATTTGGGGAACTATAACATATTAAGGAGGTGGATTTATGGCTACAGATATTATTGCTAGAGGTATGGCGGCTAATGCTAAAAAGTCTGTCACTGAATTAGGCAACAAGGTTGAAAGCGAAAAGTGGATTGGCACAAAAGCCGAGTGGGAAGCCGTTGATAAATCCACTATAAAACACGGCACAATTGTATATATCACTGATGATAAAACGGTGATTTTATACGATAAGGCGGAAATGGAAAAGATAGCCGCACAGGTCGCCACAGACCGCAAAGCCGCAGAAACAGCCGCACAGACAGCACAGTCGGTGGCTGATAGTTTACCTGAAGACTATGTTACAGCAGTTGCAAAGATTGCCGAGAATACAGCGGATATAGCTAGTATAAAATTAACAGATAAGGAAATGAAACGTAGGGTAGATGCTCTGTATGACATAGGACAGGGTATCACTCATAAGTTTGAAACTGATAGCAGCACAGCGTATGTCAAGACTATTCCTACAGGGGGTAGGATGATGTCGGTTAAGTCCATTGGTGGTAAGAATTTGGTATTTAATCAAATGTATAAAAAATTTGACTATGTTAGCGGAGGCACACTTAATTGCAAACCGATTTTTAAATCGCATAAATACTTACTTCGAGTAGACTATAATGTTTCAGAAAATACAAGGGTATATCTATATTTCAGAGATGCTCATTATACGGGGGAGACTAATAGGCAGATAGTTAAGGACGTAGCTGCTGGTAGTGGAAAAATATCATGGATTACAAGCCCGTTAGGCGAGCATAGCGATGGCGGTGATTTCGGAGTATTTCGCCTTGTGACTGATTCTGATGGTAACCAGAAATTAGACACATCGCCGTTCAGTAATTATGAAATTTTTGATTTAACCCAAATGTTTGGTATAGGTAACGAACCCACAAGCGTGGAAGAATTTGAAGCCATGTTCCCTAATAACTATTACCAGTATAACGCTGGCGAGATTATAACTGCCGATACAGAGAGCGTTGTGGTTCAGGGAAAGAATTTGATAAATGCAGATGACTATTACGCCCCATATAAACAGTCTGATGGCAGTTATGTGAACGACTCTGTGGGTTTTGCAAACATAAACATTCCTATCGGAAACTTTATAGGTAAAACACTCGTTGCCACTCTTAAGGCTACTGTTTCGGCTCAACCAACTAGCTTTTTTTGGGCAGCTAGAATAAATGGCCTTAAAGTTGAGAGTTCCTACGAAAAAGGCGAGCGAGTTTTGGCGAATACTACTGGTATCGCAAGATTGACATTTACGCCAAAAACACAAAAGGATACACTATCGATGACATATGGACAAGGCACTGGAGATGTGATAGTTAGAGATATCCAGATCGAACTAGGCGACACCCCTACAACCTATGCCCCCTTCCACCGCAACGTTTACCAGATACCCGAAGTTATCAAGGCACTGCCTGGCTACGGTTGGAGTGCAGGAACGGCACGAAACTATGTGGACTATGAAAATAAAAAATACTACCAGTGTGTGGGTAGTGTGGATTTAGGAACGCTGACGTGGACTGCTGGTGAATCTGTGTCATTTAAAACACATCATTTAGCCGGGCAAAAATTGACAAAAAGTTATAGCATTGCACCAAATTTCATATGCCCAAAATATTCGACAAAAACGCAAAATGAATCGTGGGGCAAAACCAGTATAACAGGCATATCAGCTACATCAAACGTTAACGGGTATATCTATGTCAACGATACGTCCTATACCGATGCCACCGCATTCAAACAGGCAATGCAGGGTGTTATCCTATACTACGAACTAGCAAACCCAATCGTCACGGATATTTCAACCATGCTAACAGATGATTTTCTGCGAAATCTAACAGTCGAAGCAGGCGGTTCAATCACGTTCAAGGGTGGTAATGACGATTACAGAATACCAGTGCCAAGCGAAGAAGAATACATCGTCAAACTGAGTGAAGTGGGAGGTACAACATGACGGATTTAGAAAAATCTATGGTTGAGAGCATGGGGCTGACGGAAGACAATTTTCGCAAGCCCAAGGTCACCGAGATAGACAGGATAAAGGCAAACGTCGATTTTTTGGCTATGCTGAACGGTGTTGAGCTGAATGAGGTGAGCGGTGATGAGTAAAAACTATGCAAAGGTCAAGAGATACTATGACACCCGTTTGTGGTCGGTTGCTATGGTGCACACCGCCGTCGGCAAGTGGATCACGGCTGAGGAGTATACAACAATCACGGGACAAACATACGAAAGCGAGGACAATGAGGGTGGTGGAAAGACTAAATGAGCGTAAGCATATATAACAAAACTGATAACAAGCTTAGTTCACTAGCAAACCAAACGGAGCTTATGGACAGTGACAGTACGGCAGATGTTACAAGCCAAATAGAAAATTTGACTACCTCGGTTAAAAGAAACACAGATGAAATATCTATTCTGAGTGGAAGTTGTGTTCGCATGGGGGAATTAAATCGTAATGCTCATACCGCAGGTGGAACATGGAATTGTAATGATCCAGATAATATAAATGGGCTTCTCGGTCAAATAAATCGTGGCGATATTTCCGAATTGGGTCTTGGTACAGAACTGAAATTAAAAGGAACTATTGAAAATGTTCCTTGTATCGTTGATGGTGAAAAAAGTACAAAAACGGTAGAGTATGATACTTATTTTGTATGTGTAGCTGTGGATTTTCTTAGGACTACAAAAGCTTCAAGTGGAAAACGGTCATATACATTTATGCCTTTTGGCTCACCAATAGGAACAAATGTCATTGATAACGCTACAGGCTTAGGCGATGTTCACGCATACTCTCAAACATTCATTCAGCAAAAGGTTATGCCTGTTTATACTGCACATTTTAAAAATATTTTTGGAAATAATCTTGCTGAGTTTTCAGACCCATTACCACTTATGATTAACAAATCAGCCACAAGTTACACTTATGTCAATGGTGGTGGAAGAAGTGTGGAAAACTATGGCTATAGTGATAGCTATACATCCTATTCGCTTAGATTACCGAGTGAGCCTGAGATTTTCGGACATTATGTTACATCAGGTTGCTATGATAATTCAGGCATGGAGTCACAGTTGCCATACTTTGCAAATAAGCCAATTACTACAGCTTTAACAGGCTTGGGTTATGATACTACCTCTGGAATGTGGCTATCGTCATATTCGGGTATGAATTATTACGGATATTATGATATTGATAAAAGAACAATTCACGCAAGACCAGCCAATGCCGAGTTTGGTATTTACCCACTTCTGACATTGGTTCAAAAATAATTTTAGGGTACTAGATTAATTTCTAGTACCCTATTTTTTTACGCTTGACGAAATATAAATAATTAGATATAATAATACTATCTAAAGCGAAAGGCGGTCAATTTTATGGTAAATTATTCTGAGTTTATAGAAATAGTATGTAGTAATTTGAAAATTACTAAACCGATAGTCGAGGAAGTATTGTTTTTGCATACACCTACACAACTAGCAGAGTATGTTCCTGCGGATAATGTACTTAAATATCGTATTGGCAAAATACCACTTGACATAATGTTTGCAATCGCTCATGAGTTAAGGCACAAATGGCAGGCTGAAAACTGCCCTGAGATTTTTCGGGATTATGTAAATTCCACCGAAATTAATGTAGATCAGTACAATTTACAAAATGCCGAAATAGATGCTAATGCGTATGCTATGGTTATAATGGAAAGCGGATTCGGCATAACACCGCAGTTTAAAGGGTTAAGCGAAAAGGTTAAAAAGAAAATCTCGTTAAGGGCTAACGAGATAGTGGAAGAATAG